TTGTCCGCACGTTCGGTATCCGTCATTGCAACACTTGTGGTCATGATCGACGTGAGCCGACATCGGATGCCCACGAGCGACTAGCAGCGACAGCTCGGTGCCGCAGCCCGTCGCGCATAGACCGTTCTGATCTGCCAGCATCTTGAATAGGCGCGCGCCCGTTGTGTTGTATGTCGTCAGGATCGGCGCCTTGCTGCGACACAGGGGGCTGCAATATATGGACGCCTTGTGGGTCGGCGGAGTGAAGGTCTTGCCGCACCAGTTACACGGCACGGGGGCTGGATACCCCGCCCGGTCTCGGTAGCAGCCCTTCTCGCGGCACTTCCGTGAGCAGAATCGGTGGGTGGACTTGTACGCCACAAACTCACCTGAGCACCAGGCGCAGGCCGTTAGTGCCGGGCGCCAGCCCGGGCGCGCCGCGTACAGCGCGGCATCGTTGCAACTCCTCGTGCAGTAGCGCGCGCCCTTGCGGCGTCCGACGATGATGGAGCCGCACTGTTCGCATGTATTCATTGGAACTCACCTCTGCAATAGGCGGGGGCCACTGAGGCCGCGCGCGATTGCAGCGCACGCGGCCTCAGTGGGGACTAGATCGGGGCTCAGGTCCCGGAATGCGTGAACGTCTTCAGGGCATTTGCATCCACGGAAACGGAACCGTGGCGCACAACAGCCCTAAACGTCGACACGTCCTCGTTGAACGCGAAGTCGTCCGAGCGCTCAAACCGGAACCCACCCGCGATGCGGGTCTTGACCGAGGCCAGGTCACCGAACAGGATCGACTCAGCGGACGCGGCCGGAACCGGGATGTTCCCGTCGATCACAACGGGCTTCCCCAGGATCAGGTCAGGCTGACCAGCGATGACCGCCGGCTGCCACACGTACACGCCGTCCGCGGACTTGATCTTGCGGACGATCGCAGCGGTCGGGTCAGCCAGCACCCACGCGCACGAAGCGCTGTTCCGGTACGGCGCGGTCACCGAGTGGAACAGGGAGATCAGGTAGTCGAACCCGGCACCCGCGGTCGACTGCACACCGAAGCCCAGGGTCGTACCCGTCGCACCCGTCACACCAGCGGCAGCAGCGGCCAGGGCCACCGACGCGGCAGTCGCACCAACGGCGTTACCAAGTTCGCGCCCGGCCCACTTGGCGAGGTACGCCTCGAGGTTGAACGCGGAGTCCGTGAGCAGCTCGGTGCTGATCTGCACCAGGTAGCCCTGCTTGGACACGGTCGAGTCGACCGAACCGAGGGTCGGCTCGGACTGGGTGAGCGCGACGGTCTCAGCGGTGGACGCAACGGTCGAGTACGCGGTCACCCGCGGGAACTTGATCGTCTCACCGCTGGTCGTGTTGATGACGTCGACCTTGGACAGCAGGTCAGCCGCAGCAACCATGTACTCCCAGAGCTGGTTGTGGAATCCCTGGGGGATGACACCAGCACCGGACGTGGTGGTCAGGTCGGCGCGCTGCTCGATCGGCACGTCGTAGGCCCGGCCAGCCTCGCCACGCAGGAACGCGCGCAGGGCGTTGACCTCAGGGGCGTTGACCCGGGTGGCGTTGCCGACCATGTCGGCCAGCGCCTCAGTGACGGCCCGGTTCTCCTCGTCAGCCTTGGCGATCGAGTCGATGCGCGAACGCAGTGCCGTGAGGTCCGCGGACATGGCCTCGTACTGCCCCGCCTCCTCGGCGGTGAGGTCGCGCCCCTCTTCCTCGGCGTGGTCGAGCAGGGCCTTAGCCTGCTCCCAGATGTTCTGGCGCTTCTCGGCCAGGGTGTCGATGTAGGTCATAGTGTCCTCCATTGGGACGTGGGGTGCCCCGGCTTGGGGCGTGACAAGGTGACGAGTGCGGGTCACCGCTGCTCGTCGGGGTGATGCGGGGTGGTGCGTTGCCGGGTGCGGGTCACCGCTGCCCAGGCCGGGAGTTACCGCTGCGCCTCAAGGTCGAACTTCTTGGCGCGTAGGACCGGCGTCGAGGGGTGCGGGTCGCCGCTGCCCTCCGGGTCGGTCTCCGAGGCCGGGGCCTCGGGAGTCTGGGCGGCCAGAGACCGCAGGGCCACCGACGTGTCCGTGTACGCGGGGGAGTTCACGGGTGCCACGTCGACAAGCTGGACGGCCCGCAGGGTGCGCAGGGGGAAACCCTGGTCCGTCTGCGACCACTCGTCGTCGATGGTGCGGAACGCGAACGACGACCACTTCATGTCGCCGCGTGCGGCGAGCACCTTCGCGTCACGACCGGCCTGCGTGTCTGGCAGGTCCACCGTGTACCGCAGCCCCGTACCGTCCGCCTCCAGGGTCAGTGTCCCCGCCCATGTGGTGCCGAGTAGGTGCGCGTCGTCGTGGTTCATCCGCGCCATGACGGGCACGTTGTCCGCGAGGGACTTGTTGAACGCGGCCGGGTCGACCTGCTCCACGAACCCACCGAGGTTCTGCGAGTGACGGTTGAACACCGCTGCGTAACCGACCAACTGCCCGATACCGTCACCACCCTCACGGAGTTCGACAGGGCCTAGTGCGGCTGTACGGATCTCAAGGTCAAGAGTCGTCATGGCGTCTCCCCTTCGGTGGAGCGATCGAAACCGCGAGGCGGGTAAAGGGTCTGCCACTGAGCGATCTCGCCAGCAGTCAGCGGGGGCCGGTCCTCAAGCGCGCGACCCTCGTCCTGGGTCTCCATGCCAATGCCCAGCGCAATCCGGTGAGCCTCCATACGCGACTTCAAATCAGCCCGCGCAAGAGCGTCCATGTTGCCCTTCACGTACACGCTTTCCGGGGACAACGCCGTCAACGCTTCCTCGAGCCGGTTCACCCACGGCATGAGTGCGCGACGGTTCCGCTTCAACTCGTTCAGCTCGACCGTGGCATACGTCATCGAGGATCCTGACGCGCCGCCGATGTCCTCGGGGGCGACACGGTAGATCGCGGCGATCTCAGTAGCACCAGCCTTGATGGTGTCAAGGAATGTCGCGTCGTCCTTCGGGACCGTGAGCGTTTCCCATTCCCAGTCGTTGCCCGTGACGAAGATGTCCCGGTTAGCGACCGACGCCTTGAACCGTGCCTTGACAACCTCCGCGGACCCTTCGGGAAGAACACGCGCCCGGTTGCGCAACACACCGGGGGGCATGATCCCACCCGCGTAGAACGCCGCCGCGTACTGCTGCGCCGAAATCATCTTCGTGAACTGCAAACGGAACAGGGCCACGGGGGACAGGCCGATGATGCTGCCCGGCATCACCGACGCCGGGATGTACACGAACGTGCCCGGGTCGACCGTCTGACCGTTGACCCTGAACGTGGGCAGGGGGCCGGTCTCGTCGATCATCACCCGGTCCGGGTGAATCCACACGACCCGCTCAGCCTGCCCCGCATTACCGACCTGCACGACAAGGCCGAACGCGAAACCCTTCAACAGCATCGACATCATCGCCTGGTTGAACCACGCGATCCGCCCAATACCCACACCCGGGTCCGTCAGAATGCGCGGCTGCACGGTGAGCTTCGTCGACCCCTGGTACGCGTGCCACGGCATCACCGACACGTCATCCGCGATCCCCGTCACCGCCGCATACAACGGGATCAAACGCAACGCCGACTCGGCCGTGCCCGCCATCAACGACGGGCCACCAGCCGACCACGGCAGAGAAGTGATAGTCCGAGACTCAACACGTCGAAGTAGGCTCATGCCGCCGCCTTCCGATCCGCGATCCACGAGATCGCCAAGACACCAGCGCCGGCCACGAACAGCGCACATGGGCCACCCCACGGCCCGGGCACGACAGCCCACACGGTCAGGGCAAAGGACACAACAATCAGCAACATCCCGATCAGGTCAAGGACGGTCGTGAGAGAAGCGCGCACACCGACCCCCTAGCCGATCGAATCAGAAATGTCATAGTCGGTACCGGCGAGCTGACGCCACTTCCACAAACCCAACGTCATACCCACCAGGGGCGCGATCTGCGGACCCGCACCCTTACGCGACCACGCCCACGCACCATCACCCAACGGGCGGGTCTGCGCAGTCTCCACAGCCGTCGTCAACATCGGCTGACCGAGTTGCACCAGCCCACCATCACGGATCGCATCAAACGTCTGACCACACGCCTCAGCAACATCCGTGTACGTCGTCACCGTCACCGTCAAACCCAACGGTTCCAAGGCCGCGTTCACGTCATCAATCAACGCCGCCGCCGCACCCTTACCATCAATCACCACAGCGTCAGCACCGTTATCCGCCGCGATCTGAGCAACCCGCTCAGCCACCCAGCCCGTGCCGGGACGGTGATCAGCGACCTCGACCTGCGGGTCGTCGTCAGGGCGCTTACCCATAGCAACGACCGTCGTCATCGACCTGTCCGAAGTCGTCTCGATCGCCAGGACAATCGGACTGGACACCCCAGTCTTGACGCCGAGACGCGCAGCCCAGTCCGACATGTCAACCACGCCCGAGGACGTGCCGCGCGCCGGCCAGATGCTCAACCGCTCCGCGCCAAACGACTCCGGGGACATCGCCTCACGCTCAGACGCGATGCCCTCCTCGGACAGCCGGTAATCGAGTGCCGGGTTGCTCCACGACCAGTGGTGCCGGTCGTCAAGGTCGATCGCACGAGACGCCTTAGCGTCGTCTGACCCGCGGGGGGTCCACTCCAACCACGCCAGGCGGTCCGACTTCCCTGCCCGACCACGATCCCGCACCCGAGTCCAGTGTTCGCCGTTGTTCTCCGGCCCCGGCACCGTCCCGGTGTAGATGGCCTGCGGGTTGCCCTGCGCCGACATTGACGGCAGCAGCGCGTCAACCGCCAAGGTCGACAACTCCTGCGCCTCGTCGAAGATGATCCGCTGAGGCGAGAACCCGCGCCCCGACGACTTCGACCGCGCCACGAACCGCAAGCGCACACCCGACGTCAACTCGATGCCCTCTTCGCCGTTCGCCAGCGACACGCGCGCCACCAACCGGGACAGGTCCGCCGAGCCGTCGACCCATCCCCGGATACGCAGGAACGCCTCAAACGCCGTCTTGGTCTGATGCGCCGTCCAGAGCGTCAGCGGATCGCCGGCCAAGAACATCCCGTGCAACACGATCGCCTCGAGCGCGCCGCCCTTGCCGTTCTGACGAGCAACCAGGAACCCAACCTCGGGCGCCGCCCACCGACCATCAGTCCGCTCGGCAAGCGCCGCACGAACCACCGTCTGCTGCCACGGGTCAAGAACCAGGCCAACCGACTCGGCTAACTCGATTGCCTCAACCGCAGCCTCCTCCGACGCATACGGAGGACGGTGCAGAACTCTAGGCGCTTGCCTGCCTGCGAGCGGCACGCTTGGCTGCGAGGGCGTCAACGGCAGACCCCCTCGGCTCGGCCAGCGACTCCAACTCGCGCATCGTCTCTGCGAGCTGCTTCGCCAGGGGCGCGGCCTTGTCAGACTGCGCGTCCTCTAGACACGCGGCTAGGTGGTCACGGATTGCGATCAAACCGGCACGACGGGACTCGGCAACAGCAGCGGGCAGGTCCATGAGGCCCCCTCAAAACTCGCGGGGAGAGAAACTCCTGCGGGCGGCGGGTCATGCGAGACGCACCCTCAAAAGAATCCACGGTCACCACTGGCGGGAGGTGATGAGCCGTTCGGGTTGCCGCATCGATGCGCCTTTGATGGCACCAGCGACGACGTTGCATCGCGCGTGTGCTGCACCGAGGTAGCCGGTGCGTGTGTCGTTGTGGTCGAGGTGCCAGGGTTCGCCGGGTTCGATGAGGTCACCGCAGCGGGTGCACACACACTCACCGGCTTCGACGTGCGGTGCCCATTCCTTGCGCGCCTTCTGGTGTTGCCACCCGTACCCTGACGCCGTGGTGGCGCCGGTCATGTCAGTCGTCGATTGGTTCTGGCGCTGGGTCTGGTGTGGTGGGGATTGCGCGGATGGCAAGATCCTTCGCGGACACGAGGCGGTGCAGCGCCCGGTCCTTCTCGGGACCGTTGGGGGCGGTGTCGTCCACGAGCTTCGCCGCACGAGCGAACGCACTGGCCACCTGGCGTCGCTTGCCCGTGTACTCGGTTTCGAACCACGACATCATCGGGTGCGGCATCGGTGCACTTCCTCTCAGACCTCGAACGCCGCCACTGTGACGGTGGTCACCGCGGAGAAGTTCAGGTATGCGGTCCCGTCCGTCTGGCGCAGGACCTTTGACAGTGAGAACACCCGTTCGGCGCCGGCTGCGATGGTGATGGTGCGGTCTGCGATGTCCAGTCCGTCTACGGTGCCGGGGGTGGGGATTGTCACTGTGATGGGGCTCGCGCTGCCGTTCTTGACGTGCACGAAGTGGGCGGGTCGGATGACGATGGAGTGCCCGTCGACGTTGGCCGCGGCGTAGGTTGGGCCGATCCCTGCAAGGGAGATGACCTGGGGTGTGAGTGCGGTGCGGGCCATGGGGTCTCCTTGGGCGGTCGGTGGTTAGATGGCTGCATGAGCGCTACTGAGACTGAGCCCGCAACGCTGTCGAGGACGGGGCGGTGGGTTGCCGCCGCCATGATCGCACTCGCCCTGGTCGTGTTCGTCGTCGTCCGCGTGAACGCCGTCCGGGCGCAGGACGTCAGGTCCGACGTGTATTACTGCACCATGTCCGGGGTGGGCTTGTTCGATGAGGGCCCGAACACTGGGCGACTGTGCGCGGACCTGCTGTCCGACTAGACGACGCCGACGAGTGCAAGTAGCCCGTAGATCGCAAGTGCGACCACGACGCATCCGGCAACGAGCCCCAACACGGCCCAGGGCGACCCTTCGTCGCTCTCGAAGTTCACGGTCGCGACTGGCAGTGACGGTGGCGGGGGCGGTGCGTTGCGCATGTTCGTGACGCACATGCCGATTGACCCGTCGAGGTTGCGCACGTGGCTGTGGGACTCTTCGGTGAGTACGCCCTCCAACGGGCAGCCTGTCGCGATGCAGCGGTACTTGCTCACCGGGTCAATCCCTTCGTCTAGACGTTTAGTCCCTCGGCGCGCTCACCCCTCGCTTAGCATTCCGGCGCACGTGGCCGGTCGCCCTTGGGAGGGTGTTGTTGTCAGGCCGCGGGTGTGAGGTTTGTTCCCCGGCCAGCTCATCCCCAGGTGTTCAACTCCACGGTCAGCCTTGGCCGATGCGTGGTCGCCCTCGTTGGGGTGTGCTTGTTCGCCGCGAGATGGCGGCCGGGGAAGCTTGTGGGTCAGGCCGCGAAGAGCGCGGCGAGGTCAACGACGGGAAGGCCCGGTGTCTTGCGCGCCGCTCGCTCTGCTGGCGACATCGCCTTCCATGTGGCCATGTATGTGCGGTGACAGGTAACGCAGCGCCGCTTGGCGCCCCTGTGGCGGTAGGTGTTCTCTGGCGTGTACGGGTGTCCCGCCGGGCAGACCGTGCGGGCCGCCTCGGATGCGGGGATGGTGTCGCCGCGTAGCGTGTTCTCGCGCGAGGTGACGGGCTCGAGGTGTGCCGGGTTCACACAGTGGCGAACGCGGCAGAGGTGGTCGAGCTGTAGGCCGTCAGGTATGGGCCCGATGAAGTGTTCGTATCCCCAACGGTGGGCGCGGTACGTGCGCCCGGACCTGAAGTCGCCGTACCCACCGTGGTTGCGCCCTGCCGTCCAGAGCCAGCATCCGGTCTCGGGGTCCTTATGGACCTTCGCCATGAACCGTTCTTCGGCTGCGAGGCTGCGGGTGGGAGTATCGTTGCTCATATCGACCCCTTCACGGTCGGTCACGCCCCCGGCCTGTATCCGCAGGCGCGGGGGTCTTCTCTATGTGGGTGCGCCGTGCCGCGGGGCGGTCGACGCCGAGGGAAGCTTGTGGGTCAGGCTGAGCGGTTGGCGATGTCCTGCCACTCCGCGAGCAGCCGTTGGTCGAGGGCTAGTTCGTCGCGCGCGCTCTTGAGTGCGAGTTCCGCGTTGCGGACCTGTTCGCGGTCATAGCCTTCGATGCGACGCCTGAGGATGCTCATGCGGTCGGCCATCTCGTGGCTGGCTGTGGGTCCGGGGCCGAAGGTGTCCATCGTGCTCTCCTAGTGTTTTCGTGCGGGACTCTTGCGTTTCTTGCGTTTCGGGTGACGTGTTCACCGGTCGTCGTGGGCGCAGCAGTCCGCGTGTGGGGCACGGGCTGGGTCGCGCGACGACCGGGAGTGTGGGGGTGTGCCGTGGACGGGGCCGGGCTGACCGCGCTGTGATCAGCAGCACCCCAGCCTGCACCGTTTACGTCGCAGGTGGCGGCCTCGTCCACGCGCTATGACCAGGCGCGGCCTGCCCAGGGGCAGGCACTCCCAGCCCAGGGGCTGGTACTCGCTGGTGTTTTGCGCCCAGTCTGCCGCGCGTACCAGCGGATCAGGTCTGGGACTCTTCGGAGCCCGTCCGGCGCTTACCGGGGCGGGCATGACGAAACCGACGTTCCCTAGGGACACGTCGGCTTAGGTAAGAATCTATCACGGTTCGGTAACGGCGCGCAATCTAGCCCTCTCGGCGCGTCGCACCCATTCCGCTTCGGCTGCCATCACGTCGGGCATTCGCACATACGCGCGGCCTCTGACCTTGTGAGCATCGACCTTCCGCCGGCTGATCCACACGTAGATCGCGGACTCGCGGACGCGGACGACGCGGGCAGCATCCTTCACAGAAAGCCACTCCACGCCGTCCGCGTCCCTCATGGGGTCGCCTTGTCTGCAACCGCGGTTGGGAGACCCGCTAGGCGGGCGTACCTGGGCTCGGTCTGGCACTTCCTGCGCATGTTCTTCACGGCGAGCATCGTCCGCCCGATCAGCGCTGCGACCTCGCGCGCAGAATGGTCCGGCGAACAGATCAACTCCAACTCTGGCCCGGTCCACTCTTGGTAATGGCGAGTAGCGCCGTCCAGCGTCTGTGCGTTCGCGCGGCGACGGCGGCGCTGTTGGCTGGCAACCTTGGCCGCCTTGCACGACTCGCAGCGACACCCGTTCTGATAGCCAGCCTTGGATCCGTGGTAGGTCACGCCGGCCCGCGCGTCCGCGAGTCCGCGTCGGCTGGCGCACCCGAGTCCGCCACACGTGCAACCGCACGGCGTTTCGTCGCCCCAATCCTTGTCATCACTCATGCCACGTACCCCCGATCGATCGTCATCTTCGCCAGCACCGCGTCCCATTCGGCCTCGGTGTAGATCCGCCCACACTCCGGGCTCGTGCACGCCACCTTGAACGGCAACCTGACCCCGGCCGTGGGCGTGTACGTCAACGACACCTCACCGCAACGCACACACCGCACCCCAGCCACGTCCCGAGTGCGCGTGTCCTGCATCGGCCACCGGGCCAACGTCGTCGCCGTGAGTGACGCGATCTCCTTGCGCATGTCAGCGGCCCACTCCCGCTCGGCACACCACGCCAACATCGGCAGCAACCAGCGGACCAGCCGCGTGGTCGCCTCAGAGATGCGCACCCCGACCACGGCGCCATACTTCGTGTGCCATGCGCCCACCTCGTCCGGGCCCACCATGTTCAGCCCGTCCGGGTGTTCCTCGAGGATGAGCAACGCCCAGGACGCAAGATCCGCGTGCAGCTCATCGGCGGCACCCCATGACGCGGGCAGGATCGAGCCCTCAGCCGGGTCGTGGTACGACGCCGTGTCCGATGGTGGGGCGGCCTGTGCGAACGGCTCCCCGATCTCTCGCAAGTGCGCCACGATCATCGGCGCGTCCACGATGTCCCCGTTCAGCCGCTGCCAGCACCACGGGCACAGCAGCCCGAACTCGGCAGCGCGTGGCAGGCATCCCCGGCACGTGTCCCGGGCATCACACTCGGTGACGTGCT